TCAGAAATCGGTTTCCAGGTAGACCCCGGCGCAGTTGTAGGCGACGGCGGCGGCTGTCGCGCCGGTGTTCATGAACAGCCGCGGCGACAGGAATTGCGTGGGGGCGGGGAGGTCGGCGGTGATCTCCTGCTCGAAGACCGCGCCGGAGACTTCGTCGACGACGCGCACCCAGACCGAGCTGCCATTCGGCGGTGCGGCGATGAAGAGCGTCAGCACGCCACCGGTGGCGATGGCGAAGGACGCGCCCATGTCCGAAAGCGTTGGCGCGCCGGTGCCGTCGTTCGCGACAAGCTGCCAGCGGGTGTGCGTCCCGCGCTGGAAACCGATGCCGATGCAGTTCACCGCGGCGGCAAGCATCAGGGTGGTGGCCAGTGCGGCCGTCGATCCATAGAGACCGAAGAACCCCATGCCGGTTGCCTGCAGGGTCGTCAGCGAAATCCGCGTCACGAAGGTCCAGCCGCCGAGGCCCGCCGCGTTCCCGCGCCAGCAGGCCCAGCCTGCGGATCGCTGGTCGGCGACCGAGTCCACGACGGCCGCCGAAGTCAGGCGCCAGCGCCGCATCGAGGCGGCAAGGTTCGTGGCGGCCAGCGTCGGGTGCGAGACGGTGCCTACCGAGGTGATCGGCAGGCCTTCGGTTGTGATCGTGGTGCTGACCGACGGCGACCAGTTGGCGATGCAATTCACCCCGAAGTGAGGCTGGAGCGGGAAGTCCCGCCCCGAGGGGCGCATCACGTCGATCCAAGGTGCCCCGGCGCGGTTGCGGGCATAGACGGCGGCCTTGCCGGTGGGCGGCGGGGTCGGCGCTGCCGCCAGCCCGGGCAGAACGGTCGGCTGCGGCAACTCCACCTGGCCGCTGGTGCGGTCGATCCGGATCGCGTCGAAGAAGGCCGAGCCGTCCGGGCTGACCTTGAAGCTGAAGTCATCGTTGCCCAAGAGGCCGATCAGCGCTCGGGCGGAGAAGCCGGTCTTGAAGGCGAAGGCTGCGCCGTTCCCGGCGGCGGCCTTGTTCACGGTGGCTTCGATACCTGCGCCAGCGTTGTTCAGAAGGACAGCCGGGGTGTTCATCGACAGACGGTTGAAGCTGTCGGCCGTGGCTCCGCCGAGACCCAAGAGCTGCGCTGTCAGGTTCGCCTGCGGCATGCCGATCTGCGTGACGGCATTGGCGAAGGTGACAGTGGGCGTGTTCACCACCGTCGTGCCACCGGCCCCAGCCGTGGCCGAGCCGATGTTCACGACAGTGGTCGAGTCGGAGGCACCGCCGGTGCCGATGTTCACGGTCTTGGTGACGCCCGTGGTCGTGGCGCCGGTGCCCATGCCGTAGGTCGCGGTCGTCGTCGCCGTGCCGATCATCGCGCTGGCCGCCGAGACCGTCACGGTCCCAGACGCCGTAAGGGTCCCCGAAAACGTCTTGTTGCCGGAGAAGGTCTGGGTGCCTGCGAGGATCGCAAGTTCCGATGAGGTGTTCGGCAGGGTGAAGCTGCGGGTGGTGCCTGCGCTGATCCCCGCTAGCGAGAAGGTCGCCTTCTTCGTCGGGTCCGCGTCGTTGACCAGGCTGAACACCGCGTCCGAGACGTCGCGCGGCTCGCCCACCACCTCCCAGGCGCTGCCGGTCCAGACGATTAACAGCCCCTTGGCCGCGACCCAGACCAGCCAGCCGGTGCGCGGCACCAGCCGGATCCACGCGCCGTCGATCCAGAAGGCGATGTTCAGGTCCCATCCTGCCCAGAGGCCGGTGGCGCCCGGGGCTACAAGATGGCGGTTGCCGTCTGCCGGGCTGGCAGGCGGTGCAGTCCGCGTGCGGTCGAGGACCGAGAGCTGCACCATGGCGTCGAGCAGGCGCAGGGCCTCGTTGTGGGTGACATGCTTCTGCGCTTGGGCGGCCAGAAGATACGGCAGGCCCAGATGGGTCGTGATGTCGGACATGGGGCTTCCCGTGGATTGGGATCAGAATTGCAATGTGACCGCGGCGGGGGTGACGCGGCCGAGGCGGTTCGAGAGCTGGTAAATGCGGATCGCCAGCGTCTGGCCGGGCCCGAGCGGCGCGCCCCAATCGGCGGTCTGGTGCGCGGCAGTGTAGAGGACGGAGGTCGTGTTGCTGGTCAGCGTGCGCTTGATCGCAGCGCCGTCGAGGATCTGGACGTCGTAGGATTCCTGGTCCTCGGCCAGCGGCACCTCGACCTGCTCCCAGGCATCGGCGACCAGCGCGCGGGATCGGCGCGTCCAGCGGATGGTCAGATCGCCTGGGTTGCGGGCCGTTCGCCACGGCTGTTCGACGTGGACCGGCGCGAACGGGACAATGCCCCGCCCGGTGGGGGTGAAGCCCAGTGCGGCATAGCTCGCATCGCTCACCGCCCGAGCGGCAGGGCCCACACGCCAGTTCCAAGGCAAGCCAAGATCGACTTCGGCGATGGGCAGGGAGGCCAGTGTGGCATCCAGCACGACGACCCGCGCCCCGGCCGGGGCCGGGTTGCCCATCGCGTGCTCCGTTCCGCGCTGGCCACGCAGCAGGCGGGTCAGGCGGTACCGGCCGGGTGCGATCAGTTCGGCCGCGCCCGCTTGGACGATCTCCCAGACCCCGGCTGCGGACTCGACCGCCAGTGCATTCGCCCCGCCGAACAGCGCGACGTCCGTCACGCTCTCCAGCGTTCCAGACAGCTGATCGACCACCAGCGCATTGCCCAGATCGAAGCGCGAGGTCGGCCCCGGAAAGAGGTCGAAGGCCAGCGTACCGATCCGCGCGCGACTGCCGAAGGTCGTCAGCAGATTGAAGCCATCCGTCGAGGCGCTGCGGAACACCGCGATCTCGCCGGGCCAGGGGCTGGCATGGGCGGCGATCAGGGGGCGATGGGCGGGTTGGTCCTCGCTGATCTGCGAAAGATCCAGCATCACCACCTCGGGCGTGCCGAAGACGACGGTGCTGGCGAGCGAGGCCGGGCGGGGATCCCCGGGTGGCAGATCGTAGGCGGCGCGGTCCTGCCGTACCGCCTCGATCCCGCGCGCTTCGGCATCGGCGACCGAGACGAGGCGGAACTCGACCTCGCGACCGTCATGCGCGAGCCGGATCACGTCGGCCGGATCGAGCGCCAGCCGCGAGGGCGGCAGACGGAAGGTGACACTTTCCCGGCCGATCCACGCCTCCATCAACGCGCGGCGGCAACGGCGTTCGGCTTCCTCGGGCGGGATCGCCATCGGAAAGCTCTCCGAGGCGATGCGCGTCGTGTCGACCGTGATGCGCCGTGCCTCGACCAGTGCCGCATCATAGTCTTCGTCGGCGCGCGCCACCTGCCACTTCAGAGCCTGCGGCAGTTCGGTCTCCTGCGCGCGGACCAGTTCCAGCGCCTCGCCCTCGCGGCTTGCGACCAGATCATCTACCGTGAGGGTTAGGCTCGATGCCCGCCCGCGCATGACAAAGCGGATCACGCCCTCGGTCTCGATGGCATCGAATCCGAAGTGGCGGGCTAAGGTGGAAATCGAGGCGCGGGGGCTTTCCAGCGACCCGATCACATAGCCCTCGACCGCGCCCCAGAGGCCGGAGACGTCGATCAGGCTTTCCGCAAGCCCGGCGCGCAGGCAGAGGTGGCGCACGAGGGCCGCCAGTGACACCGCGCCCAGCCGCCCGGTCAGCCAGTGCCCAAGCCGCCAGTTCGGACCGTCCGTCCAGATCCCGGTCAGCTCGGGAAAGAACGGATAGGGCCGGGCATCCCAGGTCCAGGCGGCGCATTCCGGAACATGCACCATCCGGCCGCCGTAGACGGATGACGTCTGGTTGTTCGCGCCCTGCCCCCACCAGAGGTAGCTGGCCTCGAGATAGGCGCGCTGGATGGCATCATCGCGCCAGGCGCGCGAGAACCAGGGCGTGAAGCTCTCCGAAGACTTCGGGTCGAAGAACACGTTGGGCTGGTTCGTCCCCCGGTCGATGGCGGGGCAGCCGAGTTCCGTGAACCAGATGGGCTTGGACTGCGGCACCCATGCGGTGGGCGTGCCGCTTTCGATCCCGCCCGGGCGGTTGAAATGCGGGTTCGACCACCAGGCCCGCAGATCCTTGTAGCGGAAGACCCACGGTTTGCCTGAGGCCCCGTCAGTAATGGGCGTGCGGATCTGTGCCGACCGGTCGGCGGCCGAGGCGTAGAACCAGTCGAAGCCCTCGCCGCCCGCGATGTTGGCCTGCAGGTAGGCCCGGTCATGGGTCGCGGGCCAGCCTTCCAGCGCATCGGCATGGTCGAAGCCATCCCGCCAGTCGGAGAGCGGCATGTAGTTGTCGATGCCGATGAAATCGATGTTGGCATCCGACCAGAGCGGATCGAGGTGGAAGAACACATCCCCGGTGCCGTCGCCCGGCTGGTGGCCGAAGAATTCCGACCAGTCCGAGGCGTAACCCACCTTGGTGCCCGGCCCGAGGATCGACTTCACGTCTGCCGCCAGCGCCTTGAAGGCGGTGACGGCCGGATAGGTGCTTGCGCTGGACCGGATGGTGGTCAGCCCGCGCATCTCGGTCCCGATCAGCAAGGCGTCAACACCGCCCGCGACGGCGCAAAGATGGGCGTAGTGCAGGATCATCCGCCGCAAGCCCCAATCGCCAGCGGGGCCGGTCCAGTTGACCGTGTCGCCCGACACCGCGAACTGTGCCGGGGTCGCTGCGCCGAAGAAGGCCGAGACCTGCGTCGCCGCGGCGGCGGTCTTGTCCGCGGTCCCCGCATAGCCCGCCGCAGGTGAGCAGGTGATCCGCCCGCGCCAGGGGAAGGAAGGCTGGACCGGCATGGCGGCGTTGTTCGAATGGGGGTTCGGCAGGGTATTGCCGGGCGGCACGTCCATCAGCAGGAAGGGATAGAAGGTGACCCGCAGCCCGCGCGCCTTCATCTCGCGGATGGCCTGCACCACCGCAAAGTCTGCAGGCGTGCCGCCATAGACAGGACGGTCTTCAGCATCGCGGCTGACCAGATGCGCATTGGCCGGTGCCACGCCATTCACGGACCAGACCTTCGGGCTGGTCACCTTGGTCGCCACTTCGACGCCGGGCTTGATCGTGCAGTTGCCCGCCCGCAGGTCATTGCCGAACCAGGCGACGACCAGGCTGACGCTCTCGACAGCCGGGGCCATGGCCTGCAGACGGTCCAGCGCCACGACGATATCGGCCTCGTCGGGCAGCGCGTTCAGGTTCTCGGCCGACGTCGTGCCGCCGGTGGTCTGGCCGAAGACCGTGGTCGTGGCGCCGACCGTCTTGCGCACGGCTTCGGTCGCATAGGTGAACTCGCCCGAGGCCGGGATCATCGTCACGGCCTTGACCAGCCCCTCGGCCGTGTCGGGATCGGCCAAGGGTCGGAACACCTCAAAGGACAGCTGCGGCAGGCGGTTGCCGTAGGTCGAGAGCGCCAGTTCCTCGAAGACGACATAGGCCGTGCCGCGATAGGCGGGCGTATTGGCCGCGCCCATCTTCGTCGCGATGAACGGATCGACCCCTTGGGTCTCGTTCCCCGGATACCAGCGCCAGGTGATGCCCGTCATGTCGAGCGGCTTGCCGTCGGCCCAGATGCGGCCGATGCCGGTGATCGGGCCTTCGCAGAGGGCGACCGCGAAGCTGGCATAGTAGAGATACTCGGTCGTCTGCACCCGGCCACCGCCCCCGCCCTTGCCGCCGCCCTGTGTCGTGGTCTTCGTCTCTTCACGGAAATCCGTGGCCCAGATGATGTTGCCGCCGATGCGCATGCGGCCGTAGAGGCGCGGGATGATGGCGCCTTCGGTGGCCGAGGTGATCCGTAGGCTGTCGAGGCGCTGGCCCTCGATCTTCTGCGCCGGGGCCAGCGAGGACACGATCCAGCTGTCGACCACCGAGCCGATGGTCGATCCGATAAAGCCACCGATTGCGGTACCGGAAAAGCCGAGGATCGCGCCACCGAAGGCCCCGCCGATGACGGAGCCGACAGCGCCGAGGACAAGCGTAGCCATTAATACAACTCGGGGTTGTAAGGGTTGGTCAGTCCGCGCGCAGGGAACAGGAAGGCGAAGGCGATGCGGCGTCGCCATGCAGGTTTCAGCTCTTCCTCGATCACGCCGAGGCGTTCATAGGCGTGAAGGAAGGTGTCGGGGCCGGTGAGGATGCCCACATGCTTGGCGATGGCGCGGGGCATCATGCGGAACAGGACCAGCGCGCCGGGTGGCGCATCTGCGGGTGCGATCTCCGGCATCATCGCCCGCGCCCCATCTGCCAGCACTTCGCGCGGCCCTGTCTCGCCCCAGTCTCGGCTGTAGGGCGGAATGGGGAACGGTTCAGGCCCGACCACCTCGCGCCAGACACCCCGCGCGAGACCGAGGCAATCACAGCCGACCCCGCGCAGACTGGCCTGGTAGTGATAGGGCGTGCCGAGCCAGGATCGCGCGACGTCGATGACGATGGCGGGATCGGCGGTCTTCAAAGCACCGCCCCCTCATGGCCGCCGTCCTTGGTGGCGTAGCGAAGGACTGCGTCCTGGCCTGGGATGTGCGGGAAGCCGCGGAAGTTCGCGAACTTCGCGAACTTCGTTCCGCAGGTTGCGATCCGCTTGTCGCAGCCTGCCCTGACCACGAAGGCGTCTGTCGCCGAGATCGGCCGCACCGGAGCTTCGAGCAGGGTCAGGATCGCCACGCCGTCGACGAGGTCGTGCGACAACACCTCGACGCGCCGCCCGGCATTCGCACCGGTCGACCATTCCACCAGCCCGAAGGCGAACCAGCCTGCCGAGAAGGGGCTGAGGCCGGAAGCGGTGAAGGCCCGGTCGCGCAGCAGATCGATCACCGCGCCGAGGCCCTTGAAAGCAGGGGCATCAAGGTTCACCCCGCAACGCGCATCGCCAAGCGCGGCGTCGCAGCTGGCCTGAAACGTCCGCCCCACGGTCTGGCCGAGGACATGGGCAAGGCTGCGCACCTCGGCCACAAAGGCCAGCCGCCCGCGCCGGATCTGGCCGATGGCCCCGCGGCGCAGAAGCACGCGCTGCGCGGGGTTCTCCCAGTTCACCCGCCAGACCTCGACCGCCGCGTTGTCCCATCGGCCGTCGAGGATGTCGGTCTCGGTGATCCGGTCAGAGGACAGCACGCCTTGCGCGTCCTGCGCATCGACCGAGAGGTCGGAGCCGGATCGCACCTCTGACGCCGTCAGCCCGCTTTCCGGTTCGAATTCCGTCCCGTCGAAGTTGAGCGTCCGGTCGTGGTCGGTGAAACCGAAAGTCACGCCATCGGCGCGGGTGATCCGCCAGCACCAGGCGAGCGTCGTCGTGCCCTCGTCGAGATGGGCCTGCAGCGCGGGCGAAAGCGATTTCACTTCCGCCCCCAGCCGCGCCAGAGCGCGATCGAGGCCAGCGCCGAGGAGACGACACCACCTGCCGCGCCGGTCAGGGCGTAGAGGTTGAAGGGCCTGAGATCGAAGGTCCCGGTCGCCAGGTCGAAATCCGCGAGCCCCGCCATGGCGAGGCCGGAGGCGACAAGGCAGGCGAGATAGACAAGGCCGCGGGCGAAGGTCCAGTTCATGTCGGTTCCTTTCCGGTGAAGAGGTTGGCGAGCCGCTGCCACCAGCTGGGCGGGGTGGCGGGCTGGGAGGGAGGCGGCATGGGTGCGCCGGTCGGGCGCAGCAAGGCCAGCGCCTCGGCCTCGCTGAGCCGACGGATCGGCCGCGAGAAATCCACCCGGCCGTTGTGATCTACCGACCAGACCGGGATGGTGCCGGTCGGGTAGATGCCCTTGGCGAAGAGATCGCGCTCGGCCTCGCGGCGGGGCCGAATGGCGGCAGGCCTGAGCCAGCCCATGAAGGCCGCCGCGGCGGCCGCGCGATTGCCCGCGTTCAGGTGGCGCGTCAGCGCGGCCTTGGCGATGCCGCCGGTGTTGTAGTGGAAGGAGACCAGCGCATCGAACTCGTGGGGTTCAACCCTCACCTTCACCGCGCGCAGCACTTCGGCCTCATAGGCCGCGAGGTCGGTGCGGAAGAGCCGGAAGGCCTCGCGGATCCCGGCTTGCGTGTCGCCGGGCATGCCGCGCGGCATCCGCGCCGGATCGGGTGGTCCGGCCGCAGCCGTATGGCCGATGCAGAAGGTCCAGATGTCCTTCACGTCGAGATAGGGTCCGGGCACGACGCCTTCGTGCCGGATCAGGGCCAGAAGCCCCCGGTCAGTGGTCTGCATGGCGATGATCCTTTGGGAAATCAGGGGGCCTCGTGGCGGCGCTCGAGCGCGGCGGTCAGGGCCTCGATCCGGGCGAGGATGTTGGCGATCCGCTCGTCGATGACCGCGATGCGGCGGTCGGCCTCGACCATCTGGTTGTGGTAGAGGGGTGAGGTGGAAAGCAGTTCGGCCACCCGCGCCTCGAGCGAGGTCAGGCGGGTGTTCTGCGTGCCCGCCCACCAGATCGCGGCCCCGCCCTGCGCCGACAGCGCAAGGGCAAGGCTCAGGTAGGCGGCCAGTGCGCCCATGCGCACGGTCGTGGGTTCGGACATGGGATCGGTCCTTCAGAGGCGGATTTCCACGAGCGGGATCGAGGTGATCGACCCCAGGAGTTCGAGGTCGAGGGTGACGTCGATGGCGTCAGTGTCGAAGCAGACCGGGACGTCGAATTCGAAGCCTGCGGTAATGGCGACGCCTGAGGCGGGAGCGGTGGTGAAGGTAATGAGACCGGTGGCTGTGGAAACCGACCAACCGGAGGCTTGGGGCGTTCCATTCAGGGCGATGGTCACGGTTCCGGCGACGGGCTTGGTGATGGTCCGCGTCCAGGCCTGCGCGCCGGAGGTGTATCGCTTGGTGAGCTGGAACTGCGTGGTCGACCCGTTGCCGGTGCCGATGGGTTGATCGGTTGGCTCCGGCGTCTGCGACGGCAAGCAGGACTTGAAATCGGCCCAGTCCTTGAAACGGAAACCGTGGAGGCGGCCGTTGCGGGCCTCGAAGAAGGCGACGACCGCCGCCAGATCGTCGGCGCGGCGGATGCCATAGGCGACGTCGTAGCGGCGGCGGCTGTGGGCCCAGCTCGCGTTGCGCTCCTCGGCCCCGCTCGCCAGTTCGACGATCTGCGTGCGGCGTTCGGGCCCGCCCCGTGCCCCGCGGCTGATGTTGTCCGGAAAGCGGACCTCGTGGAAGGCCAAGGCTGATCCTCACATGCCGCGCCGACCCAGCGACACGGCGCGGGCGATGTCGCTGGCGACTTGCGTCCGGGACTGGCGGAAGCTCTCGGCGTCGCGGGCGTTGATCGTGACATTGACGGTGGACGCGCCCGCCTGGCCGTAACCGGCCGCCTCGCGCCGGGAGAGGACCCGCTCCCCGCGTTGCAGGATCGCGGGCACCTCGTCGGGCCGCAGCCCGGACCAGCCGCCGTTGTGCATGCGCGGCGCGCCCGCGAAGGCCAGCGCCGGGACCGTGCGTCCGGGACTAGGGGCACCGACCATACCGCCCGAATGCAGGATGTTCGCGAAAATCCCGCCCGCGCCGCCCAGCGCGCTGGAAAGAGCATTGGCGATGGGGCCGAGGATGAAGCGGCGCGCGGCCAGCTTCGCGAGGTCGGCGATCATGGACGTGACCAGATCACGGAAGTCGAGCTTTCCGGTCTTCACGAAATCGCCGATGGCATTCTCAGCGCCCTGGAACGCGCCCACGAGGGCGCTGCCGATGTCCCCGCCGATGTCGCGCGCCTTGGCGGCATAGTCGGAGAGGGCCGCCGTGACGGCTTGCCAGCCAGTGAGAGCCGCGTCGGCACCCTCGGCCGCAGCCGCCCCGGCGTCGCGTGCAGCGCCGCCCGCGCCATCGGCGGCGGTGGCGGTGTCGTTCAGCCCGGCCGTGAGGACATCGGCAGAAGCGGCGGCATCTGCCAGTGCGGTCTCGGCCTCGGTCCCCGTGCCGGTCACCGCATCCTTCAGCGCCTGCCAACTTGCGAGCGGCCGACCGGCGGCATCGGCCAGCATCCCGGCCGCTTCGCGGTATCCGTCGGCACGGGCGCGGGCATCGTCGGCCATCGCGCCAAGCCCGAGATCGGGTGGCTCGAGGTAGGTTCGTGACAAGGCGGCAGTGAAGGCATCCGCCGCCGCAGCCCCTGCGGCCGTTGCCGCGCCCTCGAACGGATTGCCGATGCGGCCGAGTTCCACCGGGTCGAGGACGCCGATCCGCACGCCACCTTCGCCCGTGGCCCATTCCGGCAGCAACGCCAGTGCCGCGTTCAGCGTCTCGATGAAGCTGTTGATGCGGGTGACGACGCCGTTCAGCATCACCTCGACGCCAGAGATCAGTCCATTCGCGGCCTGGAAGGCGAAGTCGCCGATGGCACCCGGCAGACTGCCCCAAATCGCCACGGCGGCGTCGTACGCCCCCTGGAAGATTGCGGCCGTCCGGTCGCCGAAGCTGACGACGCCTGCGATGGTGCCTTCCAGCGCCGAGAGCCCTGCCGCCTTCAGCCCCTCCCATCCGGCCGCCATTCGCGCAAGGGCCGCATCCAGCGACAGGCCGATTCGCGACCAGACCTCGCGGGCCAGACCGCCGAGGAGGCGAAACGCCTCGCCTACGCCGCCGACCCGGGCGACGAGCTGAGAGAACTGATAGACCAATTCGCCCGCGCCGACGATCAGCGCGCCGATGCCGATACGGATGAGGGCACCGCGCAGGAACACCAGCGCGGTGGCGAGGCCGCGAACCGACAGAGCCGCCGCCAAGCCCGCGACCCAGCGCCCGGCCATGACGGCCGCGAACGTGGCCGCATAGGACGCCAGACGCCCCAGGTTGCCGATTAGCGCGTCGATGGCCGACCGCAAAATGCCGCCATCGGAGGCGAGTGCCACGAAGGCATTGGCCAGCGCCTCGATGGTCGGGGCGACGACCACGGCGATGCGGTTGCGCAGGCCATCGAACACGAGGGATACCGTGCCCAGCGCGAGTTGCGTGCGGCGCAGGGCTTCCAATGCTTCGCCATCCAGAACCGCCCCGAGATCGGATGCCTGATCCCCAAGCCTTGCCATCTCGGCCCCGCCGTTCCGCAGCAGCGGCAGCAGGCGCGTCGCGTCCGAGGCCATCGCCTCCAGATAGAAGGTCATTTCTTGCTGGCTCAGGCCCGCCCGTTCCAGCGTGTCGACGTAAAGCTGCAGTGCATCGGGGCCGGAGAGACGCGCGAAATGGTCGGCGGTGACGCCCACACGCGGGGCGACGTTCTCGAAGAAGTCGGCCATCGGCCCGCCGCCGGTCTGCAGGAAATCACCGACCCGGTCGTTCACGTCCTTCAGGATATCGGCCAGCTTCTCCTGCTCGATCCCGACCGTCCGCGCCCCCGCCGACCAGCGCTGCAGTGCCTCGGGCGTGGCATTGGCGACCTGCGCGAACTGCCGGATCTGCGCGGCGCTCTCGGCAGTGGATCGGACGATCAGCCCGAGCGATGCTGTCGCCGCCGCGGCAGCTGCCCCGAGGGCAAGACCGGCACGGCGCGTAAAGGCGGCCAGCCGGGTGTTGGCCAGCTCCATCTCGCGCGACAGGCGACCGAAGCCGCGCGCCCCGGCCTCGCCGACGCCCTCCAGTTCGGCGCGCACCTGTCGGCCGCCCACGGCGGCGAGCCGGACGGAGACGCGTTTCTCGGCCATGGGTTCGGGACTCCAGCTTGGGTGGGGTCAGTCGCGGTTCGCTGCGATCTGTTCGTTGACGCGGCGGACCATCACCGCCTCGAGGGCGGGCAGAAGTTCGGCGAGCGCGGGCGGGGAGATGCCGAGGGCGGCGCCCAAGGCCAGCGCCGCGCCGATGTCCCAGCCGATCACCGCGCCCGGGATGACACGCATCTGCCCGCCAAGGCGCTGCGCCAGGTCCCAGACCTGCGCGCCTTCGAACGTCAGCGGCCGGTTCAGCCGTGCGGGGCAGTCGGGACAGGTTGTTCCACAGGCCGAGCAGTAGCCTTCGCCCCCACCGAAGGACCAGTCGGCAAGGGCGCAGAGCCGTTTTTTTCCGCGTCCAGCAGGAGGGCCTTGGCGACATACTGGGTCTGGAACGCCTCGAAGGCGGGCCAGAGGTCGAGGAGCGCGTCGATGGCCTCGGGGCTTGGATCGAGGGGAGTGCCATCGGCATCCCCGATCCCCTCCCATTCAAGGATCGCGCGCCGCGCCAGCGCCTTGGCCATGGCGAGCGCGGCTTCCTCGGTCGCCGCCCCCTCGGGCAGGTCGGCAATCGCGGGATCGCCGCGCGCGGAGACCATCAGCGCGGTGGTGAGCGGGCGAAGCCGGACACGCACGCCGGGGATGAGGTCGCACCATTGCGGCGCGTTGGTGAGATCGAGGGTCAGCATGATACCCTTCTCAGTAGGTTGCGACGGTGTTGACGAGGACGGCGGTGCACATCCGGGCGGGGCTCGTAGCCTTCGCTGCCTGCCAGTCGAAGGTGGCCTGGATGCCCTGCGGGCCCGGGATCTCGATCCGGGGACGCGGCAGGTAGACGGCGTGCGCGGTGAAGGTGAAGCTGGCATTGGCGCCTAGGCTCCAGGCGAAGATCAATTCGCAGGGCGTGCCGTCGATCGCCTGGGTGATCAGCGTGGTGTCGGCAAAGCGCACCTCGACCCGGCCGGTCAGTGCGGCCATGCCGAGGTCGGCCCCCTCGATGCGGCCGTCATTGCGGATGGTCTCGATCCGGTCGAGGCCGTTGGAATAGGTCACCTCGGCCGAGATGACGTTGCCGAGCGGCGTGCCGTTCCGCGTGATCGCCCCGTTGAAATGGCCGAACCGCTGCAGCGCCAATGCGGTGGGCGTGCCCGCGGCCGTGGTGGCGGCGACGTTCTCGCCCTGCGCGACCAGCCGCGCGGTCGCCGTGAGCAGCCCCGACCGCGCCATCTGCCACGACAGCTGGTCGCAGACGCAGCCGGTGTACATCGCATAGCGCGGCACCTCGGGCATGGCCGTCTCGATGGCCATCGACGGCAGCGTCCAGTTGCCTGACTGGAAGGTGTGGGTCTTGGGCGTGGTGCCGGTGGTCGTGGGCTGACCGAAGGCCGCCTTCAGCCAGAGGCCGAAGTTCTCGACATCGATCGGCACCACCACATCGCCATCGGCGGTGACGGCGTCCTTGATCGGGGCCAGGGGGTCGCGCCCCTGGCCCAGCAGTTCCGAGGCGATCAGCGGCTGCTCGGAGCCGAGCGTGGTACTGGCGAAGGGCACCGTGCGATAGCCCGAGGCAGGCGCGGTGCCATAGACGGTCTCGAACGCAAGCGCCATCTGCGCCCGCGCCCCATGGGCTCGTGCCATTGTGTTCTCCTGTCGTGTGAGGGGTCAGGTCAGCGGCTCGGCCGTGGAATAGTGCAAGATAACCGGGATCACCGCCGCCTTCAGGCTGGCGGCACCCTCGACCGGCAGATCGACCGGGCGCGGCGCTCCGGCCTCGATCCAATCGCAGAGGCCGCCAAGCGTCCGGTCGGCGGTAATCGCCGCACCAATGCTGGCGCAGAGGGTGTCGAAGACGGCGTCACGGGCCTCACCCTGCACGACCGCCTCGATCTCGGCCCGGTGCTGGTAGTGGTAGCGCAGCGGCGAGAGCGTCACCTCGGGCTCCCCCGGCTCGCCGTCGCGCAGGATCAGGAGGCCTGAGCTTGGCACCCGCTCGGGAAGCACGTCACCGCGCAGAGCCGTGGTGGGCAGCGCCGAGAGCCGCGCGTGCAGCGTGGCGAGGATGGTTTCGCGGGGGGTGGGCAT